CCTTGACGGCCTTCTCCTGCTCGGCGATCTTTTTCCGCAGTATCTCGGCCCGGTCAGCCATGTACTGCTCTTTGTCACCGGTCAGGTTAAACTGGGCTTGTGCGAGTTTTTGCTCGGCGTCCAGGCCCTTGATGGCCTTGGTGGCGTTTTTTATGGCCGTGCTATACTGGGCCTCGCCCTCCAGTACCAGCTTAGTTTTTATCTCGGGCATTGGATCACCTCTCGCGTTTTATAAAGTGTTCATCGTCGTCATAGCGGCGGCGAAGCAGGTAAAGGTCGATTATCATGCCGGGAGTGAGGCGGCGTATCTCAGCCAGCCTCAGCCCGGCGATGAGGCCAAAAGATGTCAGGTGTCGGAGGGTGACGGGGGAGGATTTTTTTTTAGCTCTTCCAGCACGACGTCCACCGGCCCGTTTTCTTCTCCGACGGTCTCGACGGTGCAGCCCTCTGTGATGGCCGCGATCACGGCCAGCGTGAGGCCCTGCTGATGCGAGGGGCGGATGCGGCGGGAGAGCCAGGCGGCGGTCACGTCGCTGGCGTCCCTGCCCTGCATCTCCTCTCCGGCATGAGCCAGCGCCGCCACGATGGCCACGAGGCGGTGCCGGTCGGTGAGCTGCTTGATCAGCTCCGTCTGGATGGTCTGGACGTCGATTTTTGTATCGAGCGTTTTCTCCAGCTCATCCATGGCGGCGAAGTTAAACTCCAGGGCGAGCTCTCGCCCGCCCACGTTGATGCTTGTCATGTGTCTGCCTCCTTGACACGTGTCAATCAGGTGATACTGGCCTTGCCCTTGAGCCAGGCCAGAGCCGCCGCCGCCGCGCCGGCGCCGCTGAAGGTGCACCACTCATAGAAGTGGGGCTCTCCGGTGGCGTCGTCGTACACGCCCATGGCGCGGCCAGTCAGCACGGGGTTCTGCCACTCGATGGTCTCGCCCTTGGTGTTCATCGTGGCGCTCTCTTCGGCGAAGAGGCACTTATAGAACCAATAGCCCTTATAAGTGACCACGCCCGCCTCGCGCAAGACCTGCACGAAGCCAAATCCCACGTAGGGGCTGGCGTCGCCGCCCATCACGTAGGTGGAGGGCTGTCCGCTGGTCCCGGTCTTTTCGGTGGCGCCCAGCAGGTACACCCTGGTGGCGTCGTCAAAGCCGGTGGCGGTGGCCTCGAAGGTGATACCGGTGAGGCCGTTGTCGTTGTCGACCTCCACGTCGTCCCCGTAGTTGGGGTTGGAGGAGCGGTTGTAGGTGATATTGAGGCTCACAGCCTTACCGGCGATGATGCCCGCCGAATAGGTCAGAGCAGAGCCCGCCGTCTCGGTGGCGATCTTCGCCGCCGCGTAGTAACGGAGACCAATTCCGGCCATTTATCCTCATCCTTTCGTTTTCTTGATAAAGTCGTCCCATATCTCCCGCATGGCGGGCACGACGGTCTCCTCGGAGTACCGGTCCGCGTCGTCCACCCAGCGGGAGGGGTCCATTTTACTGGTGCCGTAGTGCAGCACAAAGGCCACCTCGGCGTTCCGGCGTCCTCGCCGGTTTTTGCCCTGGGGGTATATGTCCATTTCCAGCGCCGCACCGATGTGGGTTGGCTTGCGGGGGTAGCCGATGGAGTTGATCATGTCGCCGGTGGCGTACTGGCCGCCGCCCTTGAAATACTCGTGTTCCTCCGCCGACCTTTTCCAGGCTTGCTTGACCTTCTCGGCCCCGGCCATGATCATCTTCTCGGCCACGGGTCCGGAGGATTCGCCCAGCCTGGTCATCTCGTCCAGCACATCCTTCAGTCCGGAGGTGTCAAACCGTGCCATGGTCACACCCCCTGACAATCGAAAATGTGGTGGATGTACCGGGTATCGGGCTCGAAATCCACCGCATACGAAAAGGCCACCCGGTCGTCGGCTTCCAGCGCCGCGAACAGGGCGGAGGCGACGGCGTCGTTCTCCGCCTTGGTGAACCTGTCGATCTGGAAAGCGACGGCCCCGCCGTGCTCGTTGTCGCCCATGTCGGGCAGGGCCCTCACCTCAAACCAGACGGTGTAGGCGGGGCTGCCCTGGTAGGCGCTTTCGTAGTGCCCAGCGTTGGGGTCGACCCTGACCACCAGCGCCTTGATGTCGTCCAGCGTCATGGGCTCACCTCCCGCAGGGTCAGGTCAGTAATGAGCTCCGCCGAATCCTCATCCCAGCCGTGATAGGCCCGGGTCACCTCATACACAAGCGTGGAGCCGCCCACGGGGGACAGCTCCGCACGATCGTGATTATTGATAGCCCGGTTTTGGAGGATGCGCACCCGGGCGTCGGTCTGTACCTCTTCGCGCCACTCCGTGGGTCTGGCGGGTGCCGTCTCGAAGGACAGCTCCCCGTACCAGCCCTGATGGATCTGCACGTCGGAGTATACTGGCATGGCGCCGGGCCCGGCGGTGTTGGTCTTGTGGTACACCGTGCAAATGCCCTTATCCAGGATCATCGGCCCACCCCCTGCCGCACCCACCGCTCACGTCTCCGGAGACGGAGCCAGTCGGGCATGGAGCCGGGCTTGTCCCGGTTTTGGTACTCCCACACCGTGTAGTCCACCACCAGCATCAGGTCAGCCACGGAGGCGGTCAGCACGATGCCGGTGGCCTCGATAGCCTGCTCCGCCGCCATGATGCGGGCGGTCAGATACTCGTCCAGGGTGGTATCCGTAGAGAGGCGGTTGAGCCGGGCTTTGACCAGGCTCAACGCCTGAGTGTTGTCTACCGCGCACACAGCCGCCTCACCTCACGATCAGGCGGTCACGGTCACGGTGCACTGGGCAGTCAGACCGTTGCTGGTGGTCACGGTGATCACGCTGGTGCCAGCGGCCACGCCGGTCACCTTGCCGGTGTTGTCCACGGTGGCCTTGCCCGTGGTGCCGGAGACCCAGGTCAGGGTGGTGCTCACGCCGTACGGCATGATGGCGGGATTGAGCTGGAGGGTGCCGCCCGCAGCCACGGTAGCGGTGGCGGGCAGGATCACAGCCTTAGGCTCGTTCGCGCCGTCCTGGGCGAAGGTCACAGAGGTGGTGGGCGCGGT